AAGGGATCCATCACTGGAACCCTTTCTCGCAAGAACCTGGTTTGGTTCTTGGTCATCGAATCCGATCACGCGGGAGAGGAAGTCATCCTCTCTAAACGCGGCAAGGATACAGCGAAGAACAGACTGCTGTGCATATTGCATAGCAGCAGGTTCAATCGCAATAATCCGGGGTGTCTTCAGTGTCTTAGGAACCGTGATGACCCTAACGGGCCTCTCGTCTCCGGGTTCGACGAAGTCAATTCCTCTGCGCGAATCCACGTGATGTGAATTAACACAGAGGAAAGATTCAGCGGGAAAAACCCGCTGAAGTCTCCGGGGCCAGGTTCGCAGATCATACTTTCCATTACTGGAAAGACGGTCCGCGACAGCGCCTGGGCCATGCTTGGGGATATGACGTCCCCAGTAGATATCTCTATCTACTTTGGCGAATAAATCGCCAAAAAGCATCGCCGACATTCTCTTGAAGTGCTCGAGGAATTGAGTATCCAAGAGAGAATCGGAGCGTTTGACATCGTACTCACACTGGATGAAGTCGGACATCGCTTGCCTTTCCCGTCGCTTGCTTACGACTTGATAGTCGCTTGCAAGACCTCCTTTCGGAGGTGGATTGGCAATCTTGCTAAAATACAGCGTTAGCTGTCTGATAGCGAAGATAGCATCGATATCGGGTTCATCGAGCAGTACACCACTACTAGGATCGAACACGCGTCCAAGGAAACCTTGCAGAAACGCAGGGAGACCAGTATGACGCTGCATCCGAAAGGATGTAGCGTCAGAAGGGACGACGAAACCTTGATCAAGCCATTTTTGGATGACTTTCCCAAGGTCCGTCAGGGTTATCGCGAAAAACGGTAACCCCTCGTGTTCGACCCGACCCGCGACAGTTTTTATGTCGCGAGTGGCGCTTACACAGCATCCTATGGCCAATTCATTGGCCATAGTAGACCAGAGTGACAACAGCCTTTTCATAGTCCCCTCCTTCTATAGAGGGTGGCTAATGCTGGCTTGTGTCACACAGAAGTCGGAGTATCGTCAACCTCACTGATAACGTCTAGAGCCTGAGCGGCTTTGACGAGATCATTGAAACTGGCGAGTACTGCCGGACTTGGGTTGAACCCCAGCCTGACGCGCACATTTAGGTAGGAACTACATCCAGCGATGGATGAGCCCTTCCAAAAGAACACGTCAACTTCTGTTCTATCACTACCGTCGTCCATAGCGGCTAACAGCCGTTCTGGATGATGGTCTCACCTACCAAATATAGAGCATTGACAATGGCCACTACGCCCACCAGCACCTTTGTGGTGATGTTGGTACGAGGGTCATAATCATGAGAACGGCGACCAAGAGTCGCACGTTCAGGATGGGTGACATTACTGTCACGCCTCCTCTCTACATTCGGTGGCGACCCCTCAGGAGAAGTCGGCACAGAGTCTTACGACTCTCCGCCGAGCAACTTCTTGACGAGGTCGTCCGTGTTGGCCGTAATCAGGGTTTTGAACCCCGTGTAAACGGCCAAGGCCTCGACATTGTCAAACCCCTCATCGGGCAAGTCGAAGACCATGTACAAAGACATGGACTTCTTTGCGTTGATGGTGGGCTGGATGGTGTCAGGGCTCAACTTCGAGGTGTCGATTCGCAGCATACGTCGCTTGCGCTTGCCATAGTCATGGCTCGCGCGGACGACGATGAGACCGTTCGAACTCATGTACTCCGACTTGTCGTCGCCCACGCTTACGCGCGGCAACGGAGTCGTCGTACCCGAGATCGTAACGGACAGCGGATCAGTGAAAGACACAAGCATCACTCCTAGTGGACACAGAGGTCCACCCTTGACGTTTGGCGAGATACAACATCTCACTCACTTTTTCTTGGTGATACCAAGAGCAGTGAGGATTCCCAGCTGATGCCCACCAAGGGCATTAGGTGAGATTCCGAACCCATAGGGTCCAGCCCCGATTCGTTTCTTACTATCAATAGTAAGAGTAACGACCCCGGGCACAGGGTCACCCTTGATACGGGTGTCACCTGAGTACGTATAGGTACGTGTTACGATGGTATGAACCATCATGTACCCATACTGTAGGACCTGCCCATCGATTGCCCAGTTCGACCAGTTCTGGAGAACATCTCCAGTATTGGCGAACCAGTCGGTGAGCCAGCTCCACGGAGTTAGGTTCCAGACTACGTCTGGCGTAAGTGAGAGACCAAGAAGTTTCTTGGCCTGGATGACGTTATACGCTAATGCTTCCCGATCTTCTCGGGGAACATAGTATGTAAAGCCACCACTAAACCACTTACGTTGAGAGACACGATCTGTTCTCAAAACCATGCCGTCAAGTTTGTAGTTCTCCGTCTTATAGAGAAGCGAAGTAGAAGGGTTCCAATTGGGACCCATCAAACCAAGCTCCTCCTGAGCGAAGGACTCAAACTTGGGGAACTCATACCTGCGTCGCACCATTTTACCTGAATCGCGTTCGTACTGCGCTCAAATGGCGTCAGCACGCGTGACAGCTTCGGATAACTTCCGAATGTCTGAGATAAAAGGGTCTATACCGAATTCCTTATTGAGATGCTCACCAGCGAGCGCCTTTCGGCGTTCTTTGGCGGTCATATCACGGAATCCTCTTAGGCCAGAACCAATAAGGCGGGGTAAACCCTCCTTAATGGTCTCACCCAAGAGTTCGGATAGAGAAGCGACGGGATTCACAGGGGAACACCTTGCTATTGCAGTTGTACCGTCTTGCACCATACTTGCCGTGGTAGGCAAGTGTGCGTCAGGCCACTTACAATTGCTTGGTGAGGTAGGCCACAATGGTCCGATATAACGGGCCATTCGCCTTGTGCCCTGTGAGTCGGTGGGAGTATAGACCTGCATCATGTTTCGCGGCAGTGTTAACGTCGCAAAACGTTTTACAGAACTAAAATTCCCTCCGATATCGTGGAAATGCTTAGACTTATGTCTACGATTCCACTCAGGATGATTCTCGGATTCAGTAACCTGATCTCCGATTAGATTTTCGGTCAAGGGACCCCAATCGACATGATAGTCGTCGATATTTGGGGGCAGGTCGGTGTAGACGCTAGTCTGCGCGACCCGCAAATCGGAAGTGAGATTCTCACCTCCGTTAATCCCTATGAGCCTCTTACGAGTGCCCAATAAATGACCTCCAATCTATGTTCCCAAAGCTCTGAGCAACGGTAGAGTTGAAACTCTGATATCTACCAGAACTTGGTAGATAGATGCTGTAGAGCGCCGAGGGCCCCTCGCGG